CGCTGCTTCGGAGTAAAGCCAAGCGGAATCCGGAGGAATGACGAACAAATGATTGAAGGGACCAGAGGTCATCCCGATGGGCATCTCGATACGCGCATACGCCCGACATCGGGGCGTGACCGACACCGCCGTCCATAAGGCGATTCGGGCCGGCCGCATCACGCCAGAGCCCGATGGAACGATCGACATCGGTCGTGCCGACAGCGAGTGGGTGCGCAACACCGAGCCAGCGCAACCAGGCACGCGCGCCAAGGCCATCAAGGTGGCGGTGCCGGATGGTGGCGAGGCGAGTGGCGCCGGGAGCGCGCTGCCCGCGGGCGGCACGTCATTGCTTCAGGCGCGCACGGTCAACGAGGTCGTCAAGGCGCAGACCAACAAGGTGCGTCTGGCCCGACTCAAGGGCGAACTGGTGGATCGTCCCCAGGCCATCGCCCACGTGTTCAAGCTGGCGCGTTCGGAACGCGATGCGTGGCTGAACTGGCCTGCGCGCATCTCGGCGCAGATGGCGGCCAAGCTCGAAGTCGATCCGCACACGATGCATATCGCACTGGAAGCAGCGGTACGCGAGCACCTGCAGGAACTGGGCGAGATGCGCCCCAGAGTCGACTGACTGTGGATTGACGATGGAGATGGAATACGAAGGCGCTGCCGAGATCGAACGTGCGTGGCGCGAGGGGATGACGCCCGACCCGCTGCTCACCGTATCCGAATGGTCCGATCGCCACCGGATGCTCTCCAGCAAGGCGTCCGCAGAACCCGGACGCTGGCGCACCAGTCGCACGCCGTACTTGAAGGCCATCATGGATTGCCTGTCACCGACCTCACCGGTCGAGCGTGTGGTGTTCATGAAGGCAGCACAGCTCGGCGCGACGGAGATGGGGTCGAACTGGATCGGCTACGTGATTCACCACGCACCCGGTCCGATGATGGCGGTGTGGCCGACGGTGGAGATGGCCAAGCGCAACTCCAAGCAGCGAATCGACCCGCTGATCGAGGAGTCCGGCGTCCTGGCCGAACTGATCGCGCCAGCTCGCAGCCGCGACTCGGGCAACACCATCCTCGCCAAGGAGTTCCGTGGCGGGGTGCTCGTGATGACCGGTGCCAACAGCGCAGTGGGCCTGCGCTCGATGCCGGTGCGCTACCTGTTCTTGGACGAGGTAGATGGTTTTCCGTTGGACGTTGAAGGCGAAGGCGATGCGATCTCGCTGGCCGAGGCGCGCACCCGGACCTTTGCGCGCCGCAAGATATTCATCGTCTCGACCCCGACGATCTCGGGGGCGAGCGCGATCGAGCGTGAATACGACGCAAGTGACCAGCGCCGCTACTTCGTACCGTGCCCGCACTGCAGTCATCGGCAATGGCTGCGGTTCGAGCAACTGCGCTGGGACAAAGGATCGCCAGAGACCTCCGCGTATGTGTGCGAGTCCTGCGATACCGCCATCGCGGAGCATCACAAGACCTGGATGCTGGAGCACGGTGAGTGGCGGGCGATGTTTTCCGATTCGCCGGGGAAGACGGCAGGATTTCACTTGTCGTCTCTCTACAGTCCGGTCGGGTGGCGCAGTTGGCGTGACATCGCCACCGCGTGGGAGGCAGCCGTCAGCAAGGAATCCGGATCGGCTGCTGCGATCAAGACGTTCAAGAACACCGAACTCGGGGAGACCTGGGTCGAAGAAGGTGAAGCGCCTGACTGGCAGCGTCTGATCGAGCGGCGCGAGGACTATGTCGTGGGGACGGTCCCGGCCGGTGGTCTGCTTCTGGTCGGTGGCGCCGACGTGCAGAAGGACCGAATCGAGGCATCCGTCTGGGCGTTCGGCCGGGGCAAGGAGTCCTGGCTGGTCGAGCACCGGGTGCTGATGGGCGACACCTCGCGCGATGCGGTCTGGAGCCGGCTGGGCGACATGCTGGGCGAGACCTGGACGCATGCCTCGGGCGCGGCCGTACCCCTGGCTCGGTTCGCACTGGACACCGGCTTTGCCACGCAGGAGGCCTATGCCTTCGTGCGGTCCCGCCGGGATGCCAGGGTGATGGCGGTCAAGGGTGTGGCCCGAGGGGCTGCCTTGATCGGAACGCCAACCGCCGTGGATGTCAGCCAGGGCGGCAAGAAGCTGCGGCGAGGCGTGAAGGTCTATTCGGTGGCGGTCGGCATCGCCAAGCTGGAGTTCTACAACAACCTGCGCAAGAGCGCGGACGTGGGCGAGGACGGTATCCAGACGACCTACCCGGTGGGCTTCGTGCACCTGCCCAAGATCGATGGGGAGTTCATCCAGCAGCTCTGCGCCGAGCAACTGATCACACGGCGCGACCGCAACGGCTTCCCCATCCGGGAGTGGCAAAAGATGCGGGAGCGCAACGAAGCACTCGACTGCTACGTCTACGCGAGGGCTGCGGCATCGAGCGCCGGACTGGATCGCTTCGAGGACAGGCACTGGAGAGAGCTGGAACGGCAACTTGGGCTCGACCCGCCCGAAGAGGATCACGACTTGATTGCTGATGAGGCCACCGAGAACGGTGGCCTTGTCGCATCTGGAGCCAACAAGACGAACAGACCTGTGCGCCGCGTGATCCGCAGCCGCTGGATTTCATAAGCCGAGCGCGCCATGAGCCTGCAGTCACAACTCAACAGCTTCGTGGTGCGTGTGGCCGAGCGCTTCGGCGGCGTGGAAGCGCGCACCGGAGCCCTCGATCGCTTGAAGACCGACGCCAAAACGGATCTGGTCACCGCGATCAACGAACTCGCGGAACGCCCGACCAACGGTGGCGGTGCCGGCAGCAACACGTTCGAGTTCGTCCAGGTCTCGCCCGCCAGCGTCTGGACCGTGAACCACAACCTGGGGCTGCGGCCTTCGGTGTCGATCGTCGACAGCGGCGGTGCCGAAGTTGAAGCCGATGTCCGCCACACGAGCCCGAACCAGCTCGTCATCCATTTCGCCATTCCGGTTGCCGGACTGGCCCGATTGACTTGATAGGAGAACCGAATGTCCCGTAAGCAACTTTCCGACCTCGACTTTGGCGGGGTCGCCCGCGTTCGCAACCTGCCGTCGCCGGTCAACCCGGATGAGCCGGCACGGCTGGCAGACCTGAACTCTGCCGTCGAAGGATTGGCGTGGAAGGACTCCAGCCGCGTCGCATCCCAGACCAACCTCAATCTGTCCTCGCCTGGCGCATCGATCGACGGCGTGACGATGGCCGTTGGGGATCGGGTTCTGGTGAAGGCCCAGACCCTTGGCGCCGAGAACGGCATCTACATCTGGAACGGCGCTGCGATTGCCATGACGCGGGCGCTGGATGCGAACACCGCGTCGGAACTGGAACAGGCCGTCACGACCGTCGAGGAAGGTACATCCGCTGGAACCAGCTGGCGCCAGTCGGTCGTGAATTTCGTGCTCGACACCACGACCGTCACCTGGCTGCAGTTCGGTGGGACGGTGGGCGCCGCGTCGGAGACCAGTTCCGGCATTGCGGAGATCGCCACGCAGGCAGAGACCGACGGCGGCACGGACGACCTGCGAATCGTCACGCCGCTCAAGCTCAACAACTGGACGAATAAGCCGCGCCGCGCGCAGGCCACCATCGGGGACGGCAGCAGCACGCAGTTCGACGTCAATCACAACTTCGCCACGCGCGATGTGATCGTCCAGGTGTTTCAGGCCTCAGGCAGCTACGAGCAGGTCAACTGCGACGTGAGCCTGCCCACGGTCAACACCGCGCGGCTGAATTTCGCCAGTGCGCCGGCCAGCAACGCGTACCGCGTCGTGGTGATGGGCTAATCCGTGAAGGATCTGGCCTATCGCGTCGTGCCGGTTGTTGCTGCCCTGCCCGCAGCCTCAGCCACGTTGGCTGGGGTTGTCGTTCGCTTGTCGACCGACAACCGGGCGTATTGGTGCGATGGCACGGTCTGGGTCGACTTGAACGCCGACTCGCGCCTGTCGATCGCACGCTTGGCCGCCGATGTCACCAACAGCACCACCACGCTGGCTAACGCCAGCGGCCTGGCGATTCCGATGGACGCCAACGCCACGTACGGCATTGCGGTACGTCTTCTGTTTCAGACGGCTGCGGCGAACACCGGTATCCGCTTTACCCAGACGGCACCCACGGGTGCCAGCGTCTTCGCCCAGTGGAGCACGCCGACTTCACTCACGGCGAACACTGTCTCGAACCAGCGAGCGGTCGATGCGGGCACCGCCACCAACAGCATCGACACGGCCAACGCCACGACCATGGCGACGGCCGAAATCCTCGTCATCAACGGACCGACGGCAGGAAATCTGCAGATCCGATTCGCTTCAGAAGTGGCCGCATCCAACGCGGTCCTGAAGGCCGGCAGTCACATCGTCGCTCACAAGATCGTCTGACCATGGCCTACACGCTCGAACAACTCGAAGCGCTCGAAGGCGCTCTGGCCCGCGGGGAGCGGCGCGTGACCTTCGCGGACAAGACCGTCGAGTACCGCACGATCGACGAACTGAAGGAAGCCATGCGACTGGTTCGCTCAGGCCTCGCCGAGCAATCGGCCGCGACTGGGCTGGTCCCACCGATCGCGCGGCAGATCCGCGTGACGACCACCAAGGGCTTCTGATGGGATTCATTCAGTCCATTCGCCGCCGACTCTTCGGTGGCATGCCGACCTACGACGGTGTGGGTGGCGGCCGCCGCGCCCTAGCGTGGATGGTCGGCAACCCGGGCGCCGTCGGCGCTCTGCTGCAGACGCAGAACGAACTGCGCGCCAAGAGCCGGGATCTGGTTCGGCGCAACGCGTGGGCCAATGCGGCGCTGGAAGCCTATGTGGCCAACGCCATCGGCACTGGCATCAAGCCGCAGTCCATGGTGGGCGACGCCGCAGCCCGGGAGTCCATTCAGGCGCTGTGGCGTGACTGGACGCAGGATGCCGATGCGGCGGGCCTGACCGACTTCTACGGGCTGCAAGCCATGGCCTGCCGCGCGATGCTCGAAGGCGGCGAGGTGCTGGTGCGCCTGCGCTACCGCCGCCCGGAGGATGGCCTGCTCGTTGCCTTGCAGATCCAGGTGCTCGAACCCGAACACCTGCCCGTGACGCTCAACACCACGGCCGAGAACGGAAACCTGGTGCGCGCGGGCATCGAATTCGATCGGTTGGGTCGCAGGGTCGCGTACCACCTGTATCGATCCCATCCGCAGGACGGGATGCTCGCGCCGATGTCCGGTGACGGTGGCATGAGCACGGTGCGCGTCGACGCCTCCGAGATCATCCACATGTTCCGGCCGTTGCGACCAGGACAGATCCGGGGTGAGCCCTGGTTGGCTCGGGCACTGGTCAAGCTCCACGAGTTGGATCAGTACGACGACGCGGAACTGGTGCGCAAGAAGACGGCGGCCATGTTCGCCGGCTTCATCACCCGCCTGTCCCCGGAGGACAGCCTGCTCGGAGAAGGCGCTGCCGATGCCAGCGGCGTGGCGCTCTCGGGCCTGGAGCCGGGGACCATGCAGATCCTGGAGCCCGGCGAGGACATCAAGTTCTCGCAGCCGGCCGATGTCGGCGGCTCCTACTCGGAGTTCCTGCGCATGCAGTTCCGGGCGGTGGCCGCCGCCATGGGCGTGACCTATGAGCAGCTGACCGGGGACCTCACGCAGGTCAACTACTCGTCCATCCGGGCGGGCCTGCTGGAGTTTCGGCGCCGCGTGGAGCATCTGCAACACGGCGTGATCGTGCACCAGCTCTGCCGCCCGATCTGGGAGGCATGGATGGCGCAGGCAGTCCTGGAAGGCGCGCTGGTCCTGCCTGGCTATCTGCGTGGTGGATCGGCGCGTCGTCGGGAGTGGCGGGCCGTGAAGTGGATCCCGCAGGGCTGGCAGTGGGTGGATCCGCTGAAGGAAACCGAAGCGATGAAGTCGGCCATCCGATCCGGACTGATGAGTCGCTCGGAAGCGATCTCTGCCAACGGCTACGACGCGGAAGACGTCGATCGCGAGATCGCCGCCGACAACGCCCGGGCCGACGCGTGGGGGCTGGTGCTCGATACCGACCCTCGCCATGACCAGGGACCAGCATCCGGCGCGAACCCTGGGTCTTCGAATCTCGCGTCCGCCAACGCGGACGCCCTAACCCAAGGCACCTGACATGTTGTTGCCCCATCTGGCGTCCCGTTTGTACGGGACGCCGCTTCTGCTCGTCCGCTCGAAGCTCGACGTCATTCTTTCCGTCCTCGGAGATCGGGTCCAGTGGCCCACTGCCAAAGAGGCAATCCCGGTTCCGGCGCAGAGGTCTAACGTCAGCGCCGCCCCTGGTATCGCGCTGATTCCGGTCTACGGCACGTTGGTGCGTCGTTCCCTCGGACTCGACGCCGCGTCGGGCCTCACGTCGTATGGCCAGGTGGCGACCATGGTGGATGAGGCGCTGGCCGACGCTTCGATCACCGGCATCTTGCTGGACATCGACTCGCCCGGTGGCGAGGCCGGTGGCGTCTTCGAACTCGCGCAGCGGGTCCGCGCTGCCAGTGCGGTCAAACCCGTGTGGGCTGTGGCCAGCGACTCCGCCTTCTCGGCCGCCTACGCGATCGCCAGCGCGGCGTCGCGCATCTACGTGAGCCAGACCGGCGGCGTGGGATCGATTGGCGTCATCGCCATGCACGTCGACCAGACCGCTCGCGATGCGCAGGACGGCTACCGCTACACGGCAGTGACGGCGGGCGCGCACAAGAACGACTTCTCGCCGCACGAGCCACTCGACCCCGACGCCTACGCCCTGCTGCAGGCCGAAGTCGATCGCCTGTACGGACTCTTCGTCGATCACGTGGCCACGATGCGCGGTCTCGATGCGACGGCCGTGCGCGCCACCAAAGCCGGTCTGTACTTCGGCCCCAACGCGATCAGCGTGGGTCTGGCCGATCGACTTGGCACCACCGAATCGGCGTTGGTGGACTTCACGTCCTACCTCGCAACGAACGCTGCGACGTCCGGAATGAAGTTCCTCGCTGCCACCAGTTTCCCTCTCGCGCCCACCTCCAAAGGGGCGCTTCTTTCAACCAACCCCATGGAGAAAACCGCGATGCATGAAAACACCATCGATCGACTCCCTCCGGAGTCATCCAACGCGCCGGAAGACCCGGCACCCGTACCCGAAAAGCCCGACCCCGCCGACGGCAACGCCGCAGCGCAGCCGCAGGACCACAGCGTCGGCAACGACGTGAGTGCTGCCGTGAATGCGGCGGTCACCCAAGTGCGCGCCGATGCCGTGGCGATCGCCGAGTT